GCCAACATTAGAACTCACCCCCAAACATACCTAACCAAGTAGTTCCGCCATTTACTGACATAAAAGTTAATACATAAGTTTTACTTGCACCACTTAAATCAGGAATTTCCCCGCCTTGCCATTTTACAGATGAAGGAAAAGTTAATGTTCTTGCTGTTGCGGTTTGAGCAATAATTAATGTAAATGAATGGGCTTGAGATTGTGCGTTTGAGATAGAATATGCTGTGTCACCACTAAGAGTATGGGTAAATACATTACCAAGTGATAAATTTATAGTAGTAGATGTGCCTGATAGAGTGACAAGTTTCTCTCTGTAGTTTTCCAGCACTCCACCACTAATAGGCATTTGTTTTACGTTATCAACATTGCTTAATCCTACATCAGATTTAGTCAACCCACCAATCCACCCTTGAACTTTATCAAGGATATACTTAACCCTTCTACCTGTAATAGTTCTTAGTGTACTAGCTGTTCCAGTGTCTATTTCTTCGGTGGTTATTTCACTATAAGTTGTATTAGTATCCTGTGAAGGGATTCCTAATGCAACTATATCTTCCTTAGCGATTGCACCAGTTTTACCATTTATAGTGGTTATTGTGTCAGTATCAGTAAATACTGCATCAGTAGGAACATTAGTACCAACTGTAAATCCACCAACTGTATCCGCATTACCACCGCTAGTACTAATTACATTGTTATCTATGGTAATATTATCTCCGGCAGTTAATTTGTCTTGTTTTAAGTCAAACCTTTCTTTAAATTTTTCAATTAAATATTGTAATCCTAATTGATCTAATAATTTCATTCAATCACTCCTTTATCAAGCATTTAGGAATACATCTATCTCTGCATTAGATATTATTTCTATATCTGTAAATTTAACATATCCAGTCAAATTTATGTCAGATGTATCTCCTAGCTTTTCCCATTCTCCATTAATGATTATCCACTCTGCATAACCACTTACACTAGCTATTAGATAAATAGTATTTTCATCTGCTGTAGTTGTGTCTGGTAATTCTGTAACTACTTCTTTTTTAAGCTTTCCATGATCTGTAATTAAAGTCAATATCTCTGCTTTAGTTTGGAATGTTTTGTCATTTGTTAAATCGGATAATTTAGTGGGAACATTTATATCTACAGATTTATCTACTCCTATCGATAAGTTAGTTCCATTTCTTTTGACTAATTCTATTTTATTTATTTGCGCATTATTTTCAATTCCATCTAATTTATCTTTATATAAGTTTGTAAAGTCATTTGTTGACAAATCTTTACCACTTACCTTCTGTACAAATCTTTCTTTAATTTCTGCTACTAAATGTTCTAGCCCTTCATAGTTCAAAAATTTCATATTATTCCTCCATTAAAATATATTGCTTATTTCTACTTTATTTATATTGCTAATACCTAAATCCTCAAATGTTTTATTTCCTATTAATTCCACAGATTCTATACTAGGTTTATTATCTATTTCTTCATAATTAATTAATCCAAAATCTCGTAGGTATGCCATAAAATCTTCTTCTGTACCTTCGTTGCCCAAATCTAACCAAGTTTCATAAGCAGATTTACCTTCTTTACCTCTAGGACCACTTTCTGCTATTTGAACCTTTACATTAAAGCTATTATCCTCAATAACACCTATTAATTCATTAGTCATACGTCACCTCCGCATTAATAGTGAATCTTGAAGGTGGAATAATCGTCTTCACTGTGCCATTTGCCCTATTAAGTTGTATATCATAATAGTAGGCACCTGTTTTTAATTCTCGTGTGTCCTTTGGAGATATATTAATCAATGCAACGCCATCAGTAAATTCAGTTACAATCTTTTGTAGTATTTTTTCTTCTGTGTAGGCACTTCTCTTAACTGTAAAATACAAGGTATCTCCATCTTCTAATGGAACATCAACTCCTTGGGCATCTTCACATGATATCTTTATAGCTTCTGTGTCACCTCGTATCATCGATATATTATAGCCTTGAATTTCCATGGTTATACCCCCTTATGCATCTTCAATCGAGGAATCAGCGCTAACAAAAGCACCTTCCTCATCTTCATCATCTTCAGGTTCATCGTATAACCACTTTGCCAAGTAAGGCTTGGAATCCAAGTACACTTGCTCAGGATCACTGAACAGATCACAGTGAGAGATGGCAATGTGTGGGTGTAAGCCTGATTTCAGCATGTTTTGCAAGCCTTGCGTCTTAACCAAGAGGTTAGCGTTCTTATTGCGAGTGAACTTGATGTCAATCTCGCTTAAACGCAAGTCCAGATCGCCTGAAGTGTCCTTGATTATCCCTAAAGCAATCTTTAGCATACGTTTTTCGCTTTGCTTAAAGATAAGCTCAACGTCCTTAGCTTGAGCTTCAGCTTCGCTCCAACCATCCCTCAACATAATGGCTTGACCCGTGTCACCACCTGAACTAACACCCTTGCTCTTGCCCGGCATAGAGCAAATGGTAAGAACCATCTCGTACATGTCATCTTTAGATATTTGGGCTTGATCTTGATCTAATTGGCTAGACACGATGTCTACATCGGCAGGTAAGCCAGGTTCACCCGTTACTTGGATAGCGCCCAAGTCTTTAAGCGCCGTAAACTCCTCTTCATCAATCCTACAGTTGATAAACTTAACGAAAGCCTGTACAAATTGCTCTAAACCGTCCAAACGGTTAGAAGTAGACAGGTTAATAGCGTCTAGCATACTGATAACAGGCTCAAATGCGCCTAATCGGAGAGAATTAGCGGGATATTCGATAATCGGTATGTCCACCAAGATGTGGGGCTTTTCAAGGACAACCTTTTCGTCAACGATTTCATAGTAATTATCCACGGTATAACAGCTGTAGACTATCTCATCATCAGCGTTTTCTATAAAGTGAACACCCATTAGTGGTTTCTTGCCGAAACCGCTGTTATAGATTACAAAAGTATTACGAGGGTCTAACGTATCAATCTCAAACGGGCTGTCATCTACCCCTGAGCCTAAGTATTTGTCAGGCAAAATCATGCGATAAGCCGTGCCACAGGTGTAAAACCACTCTGCCAGCTCTTTATCGCTGTTAGATTTGTTCTCAGCGAACATAAACTCGTTGAGTTTGGCTATTTGCGTGGATATACCCTCTCGCTCGCCTCTGCGTACATACTGTACAGGTTCACCAAAGACGTGCCCCTTCTTAAAATCAACGATCTCAAGGGCATGGTTCTCAACAATCTTGTTGTTTATCTCAGGTCTGTGAGTTTTTTGTCTGTGAAGGATAGGCTGTACGCCTCTTAGGTATTTATGGAGATAATCAATCTCCGCAGCGTTCTTTTTATGGATGTTGATCGCCGAATTAAGGACATCCACCACATTCGCTTTGGTGACTTCCTTCTCATTGGAATAAATGACCTTTCGGCCGAACAAACCTGGCATTCTACCGTTCGTTGAGCCAGATATACTACCGACAATCATCGCAAACCCCTTTATACGCCGTGCTATTCAGCTTTATAGGATATTCCTATATACCTATTCATAATTACAATACATGAGCTGAAAGGGATTGTCAAGCAAGTGGGCTTAATTAAGCTTAAATTACTAAGCTTATGTTAAAAGGGTCTTTTGAACACTTTGATGCTACCTGCATCGCTATCAATGAGGGTAGCTAAGCCTGCAAGGGCGTCAGGAGCGTCATCGTGCTTGTTCTTGCCTGTAGTAACGAAGGTGGTAAGCTCTCGCATGAAGGCACGATACTCACTGTTTGAGTTTTTGAAGTCTAGAAAGTGCATTCTTTTAATTTCTGGTGATTTTTGCACGATTCTGGCTATTTTATTCATGTTGCCCGGTGCCTTTCGATGGGAGAGGTTCAGCTTAACGCCTTTTTCTCGCAAAAGCGCATCAACAGCGTCACAGTACTCATCGCCGCCGTTGTTCGCTTCAAAACGGGCTTGGTGAGGCGTGTGCTGCATGATTTTGCCCACAACAATAGGTCTTGTTTGCTCTTTATCGCCCCGATTGAAGATAACGTCATGGATATACACATCCTCCCCGTAAACATAGGCAAAAGGCATAGCCAAGCTGTCACCGCCGCCCCAAGCAACGTCACAGAAAGCAACTATCTTGTCAGGTTCGGTGCCGGGAAGCACACCGTTGTAGAAATTAAGCTCATCGGTAGGGAACAGCAAGCCTTCACGCTCGTAAGGGTTACCCATGTACTTAGCCGTCCATGTAGCGTTGTCGATAGATTCCTTCATATCCAAGTAATACGCAGTACTGAAGCCATGACCTTGCTCGTATTGGAAATTGCTCTCACCATTTTCGTCTAGGGCAGGGATAACCCTGAAGCGATAGCGGGGATTATCCTTGTATTGCTCTTCTATACGACCTTGGACGTCGTTAGGGGCCCATCTAGTACCTATCATCAGCTGAAAGCCGTCCTCCACCTTCCTGTCCTTCAAGAGGTTGGCGTAATTGTTATACTTGGACTCTAATCGGGTAGGGCTTAACGCCTCTTCCAAATCCCTGATCAAGTCGTCACAATACAAACACTTGGAAAATTCAACAGCACCCGTCAACGTACCACCGATAGATCGACAAGTAAGCGTAGGAAAACGACGCTTGCCATCGTTCACGTCCACCGTCTGATATAAAGCACTTTGAGTAATCTTATAACCTTGGAAAATATCACCCCACAAGTATTGTGGGTCTGTAAGAATAGATAAAACCTCCTTGTAGAAGCCGTTCGTCAAAATATCACTATGCCCACTCATCAAGTTCGACTTGTCAGGATACTTCCCCATCAGCCACGTCATAAAGAAAATTCCTAAAGTAGACTTCCCGACCCGGGGGGGCAAAGATACACTCAGAAAATCTAACTCACGCCTGTCCAATGCTTCCATATCCTTGACTATCGGATACAATACCTTGCGCCTAGGTAGGTAAAATTTCTTCTCAGCAGGACGGTCGTATTCCAAATACTGAATGTACGCATCAAAATCCTCCAAAGCGTCAAACAATAACGCACGCTTGTTCAAAAAGTAAAATTTCTCTCGATCAGATAAGCTCAATTCCCTGTTGTGAACCGACCTCGAACAAATATCCCTGACCTCTCTGTTCAATTCATGAGCAAAATATGGATTCTCCTCCTCGCAGATACGGATCATCTCGAAAAAATCAGAAACTAAACCATATTCAACCACGCCCCCACGAGAAAAATCACTCGCCTGAACCCGATCTCGTAAACGCTCAACTAATCGTATATTGCTACTAGACACATCGCATCACACTCCCTATCTCTCTGTAAATATACCTTAACATAAATTAATTCAAGTGCTAATAAGCTTAGTAAAAGAAAACGCTTTTTATTTTTTTGTTTTTTATTTTTAGAGAAGTGAAATCCAAACCCTTTTTGTTTTTTTCTTCGGTCGGAGTGGTAACCAATATCCTATTATTGCTCTAGCATAGGGGAGGGGTACCTACTGTACCTCCTACCTATACCGTATCGAATAGCGCTTGACACTGCATATAACTTGCTATATACTATAAACATAATAAACGTCTTAAGGAGGACAACGAAAATGCACCATGAACCGAGTAAAACGATCGTAGGGAGGACAAGTCATTGCTACTATTGCTACTATTGCCCGCAATGATCATTCTGATTTTGCTAGAATGCGCCAAGCGCAGCGGATGACCGGTCCGCAGAAAAAAGGAGATACTAAGAAATGAAAATTTACAAAGAAGAAAACCTAAGCAATTTTGAGTTTTGGAGTGGAGCAAAAGACACCGCCGAGTACTTGACCGATGACGAGCTAGACCAAATCGAGGAGATTCTCGACGAACTATATCCCGAGGGGATGGATGAAACCGAATTGAACGATCTATTTTGGTTCGAGGATGATCTAATTGCCGAGTGGTTAGGATATGAGAGCTTTGATGAAATTATGGAACGCGAGGAGGATTAACAATGAGAACATACGAAGAACAGGAAATGAGAGAACAGGCCAGAGAGGAAATCATAGAAGCGTTGCAAGACGGATATAGCGGCTATTACAGCGACTTACACAACGAAGTATTCAATACCGATTATTACATTATAAGAACCTATCAAGCTAAAGAAGCATTAAAAGAATATGATGTATTTGCAGCATTGGAAAAAGTGCAAACCTATGAAAAAGATAACTTCGGAGAAGTCTATACCGACATGAGCGACCCGGAAAAACTCATCAATATGCTTTATTACATCATCGGAGAAGAAGTGTTATATGACATGATGGACGGCATAGAAGCATGGGACGACAACTGGAACAACATAGCAACCGATGAAACGAACGCCGCAATATTGGCAGAGCTTGACGAATAGAAAGTCTTTAGGAGGACACAAATAATGAAAAAACGAATCAATTACATTATTAGAGAAGTACCGCCGGAACACGCAGACTTTAGCTATTATTTTGATAATGACGGACTAACAGCGGCGGGAGGGGATTATTGTAATAATCTCTTCATCGTCAATTATACTAGACATTCAAGAGGATTCAACGAAGAAGAATATCAGAACATTGTAGAACAAGCAGAAGCCATTTTAGACGGTTTTCACGACGTAAACGACAAATGGACAAACGGTTATAACAGTTACGCCAGCTACAAAGAAGTTTTAGAATACAATAACGTTCTATATTCTCCACGGAAATGTCACTTATTGAAAGAATGGGCAGAACATGCCGACACAAGCGACACGGAAACAATAGCCGAATATCTAACTATTACCACGGGCAAAAAATGGGCAGTTGACGAGGCATACGGGTATTGCCAGGGCGATTATGTAGAAATGGTTTATTGTGAGGATCACTATAAAGACGGCGTACAACATTACGGGGAAATATGGTTAGGCGCGGGGACAGAATTTTATGTGATTGATTTAGACGAAAACGGGGAAGAGGTTGACACTTACGGAGGCTATATCGTCGCAGACAGTCAAGCATGGAAAGACGAAGATTATAAAAGGCTTGTTTGCGAATGGGCGGGAATCCCAGAAGATGAAACACGCCTTGAAAGGATAGACAGCTATAGAACCGTTACACAGTACACATACAGAGCCGTATAATTAGGGAGGTTATAACATGAAATATAGAACATACCAACTTATAGGCGATTGCTACACAGAGCCAACATACACCGAGGCACCCTACTGGAAAAGCAAAAAACAGATAAAAGAATACATTGAAAAAACATATAACGAGAAAATAGATGAATTGATATTCATCGAATCAAATGAAATAACAGGTAATGAACTAAAGGGATGGTAAACGATTATAAATATAAAGGTTCAGAATACTCAGGGGGAACCCTGAGTATTCTTTTGTCCGCCAAAGGATAACTAGCAAGCGCCCAGGAGCTATTTTAAGACACTTTAGCAGCTTGTCCTACATGTTACACTAGCAGATATTCTAAATGCCTTAAAACGCAAGCAGCAGCTTGATAATCAGGAGCAGGAGAACCGGGAGCAGGATAACCGGGAGCCGCTAAAGACAGGTTGACAGAAACCGAAACTTGAAAATAGAATAAAAAACTCAGGAGTAAAACTCACTCAGAAAAGTTACACTGAAAAGTTACACCTGAAAGTTACATGGAAAAGTTACACCTGAAAGTTACATGGAAAAGTTACACCTGAAAGTTACTTTTGAAAGTTACATAGAAAACTAAACAAAAGTTGGACAACCCAGCAGATATAAAAACCCCGGAAAGTTACATCAAGGAACCGGGGCTTTTTTTATGGAAAGTTACATCAAAGTTACATCAAAGTTATATGCAGAATTATCACTCAATCTATCTCTTCAAAATCAGCTTCAAAAGCTACGCCGTTTTCCAATCTTTTACGGATAGCTTCAGGATCTTCTTTATCCCCTAATGGGTCTGCGGCAGAGATTACATGGTCTTGGACATCCTTCATGCCATAGTAGTTCTTTGCACGGAATATATAGCCAGTAGGATTGACCTTATTCTCCATCACAAGTTCAGCATCAAAAGCTGCCAATAATCCCTTAGCCTTTTTTATTAAAGACCGTCTAAAGGGGGTCGATCCCTCTTGTCCA